GAGGAAGTAGAGGCTTCCGAAGAAGTTTCAGAATCAACCGAAGAGGTTGAAGCCTCAGAAGAAACCCAAGAGGTAGAAGCCTCCGAAGAAACGGAAGAGGTGCAAGCTGAGGAGACACCCAGCTACGTCACCAAAGCCGAGGTGGAGGAGATGATTGCTGCCGCCTTTGAAGCCCTGAACAAGGACGACAAGGAGGAGATGTCAGCCGACACCCCCGAACCAAAAAAAGAAGAGGACGCTGTAGCTGTCGAACTTGCCGCTGTCAAGGCGGAGCTCGAAGCCATCCAAAAGCAAGCCGCCGAAGCGGGCCTGAAGCATCAAGCCCCAACGACGAAGCGTGAGCCTCTCGACCTCAAGAATCTATCAACTCAGGAGCGCGTGTCAGCTCTCCTCAATAATTTCTCAAAGTAATGAGTCTTTACAAGTTTGGCAACAATGCCACAGTACAAGTCGGTACTTACACGGGAGAAGCGGCACGTCCTTACGTGTCCGCCGCTGTCCTTGCAGCCGACACCATCGCGAACGGGTACGTCTCCGTACTCGAAAATGTCCACTCTAAAGCAGTTCTCCGGAAGTTCTCCGGCGTGGCTATCCAACCCAACGACGACTGCGCGTTCTCAACCCCATCTGCTGGTCAGTTGACTTTGGGCGAGGCTGTCTTGGCAGTTTCTCCTCTCAAGGTCAACGAACAGGTCTGCAACGAAAACCTCCGCGCTACGTGGGAAGGTACGCGGATGCGCGGACAAAACTCCGCCGCTCCTGCCGACTTCACGACCTACGTGGCTCAGTACGTTGCCGCTAAGACCGCCGAGACAGTCGAGCACAACATCTGGGCAGGTAACTGGCAGAAGGACTTGGGCGAAGCCGCTCCATACGCTTCTTTCACGGGCATCCTCAAGAACATCGTAGACGGAGCGCCCGACCGCGAAACGACAAGCGCCCTGCCTTTGGCTGCCGCTACCGCTGCTGCGACATCTGTCGGTATCTTGGACGCGTTGGCTATCTTGACTTCAGGTGCTGAGGGTGCTCCTGCCACTATCGCAGGCGACCCCAACACGAAGATCTTTATGAGCCGCAAGTCTGCTCAGTTCTACTACCAAGCTCTTGCAGCTCAGTACCAACTGCCTTTCTTGAATGATGGCTTGGTAGCTCGCTACGCTGGTTACGACATCGTGACTCCCGCAGGATTCCCTGACGACGCGTTGCTTATCTCGAAGGTCGACAACTTGTACTTCGGTACGGACTTGTTGACCGACCACATCAACGCTTCTATCTTGAACCTCCGCGAGGTGACAGGTGACGACGTGACTCGTGTGATCATGCAGTTCTCTGGCGGTTGCCAAGTCGTAGACCTCGACGGTCTGTCCGTGTGGCGTCAGGAGATCCCCGCCTAATAATTGAACCCGAGAGAAGGGGGGAGAGAACAGGCTCCCCCCAACTTTCACAACCCCCTAAATTATGGCTTGTAGCCTTACTCTTACAGGACGCGACCTTCCATGCCGCGACGCCCTCGGGGGTATCGAGCGTGTGTATATCGCAGAATGGCAGGAGGGGTTGTGGGCGTCTCCGGGTGCTACGACGGGCCTTATTAGCGCCACGTCGGGAACCCTTACGGTGACACTCGAACCTTTTGCCACAACGAAGAACGCTTCCTCTCTCACACAATCGGGAACGGGCTCGGTGGAAAATGGTACTATGTACTACACCCAGACGCTTACCCTCGTCTTGCCTAAGTTGACATCCGAGGACATCGTAAACCTTCAAGAGCTCGGCTACGGGCGTCTTGCTGTTGTGGTGATGGACGTAAACGGCGCCTTTTGGATTATGGGACACACCCGTGGGTGTGAGCTTGCTGGCGGCTCCGTAACGACGGGGACAGCTACGGGCGACCTCTCAGGTATGACGCTCGAAATCACAGCAGAAGAGGCCACAATGACCCCAGAGGGTAACACCTCGGCGGCCTTTGTTCCAAGTATTACTGGTGCAACCTTTAATTCCTTCGCCTAATGCCCTGCGGAACTATCACAATTACACAACGTGACCTCGAATGCCGGGACGTATTTGGAGGCATTGAGAAGGTCTACTTTGGCGAGTTCTCTTCAGGTATCTGGGAGGCTCCGGGAGGGACAACGGACGGAGTTATCGACGACGCTACCGCTGCACTTACTATCTACGGATTTGACACCTCACGGAATGTGAGCTCTTTGGTGCAGACAATTAACGCTTCGACGGAAAACCGGACTATCTACTTCGAACAAACTCTTACTTTGGTTTTGCCGGGGTTGGACGGCACCGATCAGGTCGAGCTTTTGAACCTCGCCAAAGGTCGCCTCGTGGTAGTAGTTAAGGACGTGAACGGCAACTACTTTGTTGTGGGTAACATTCGCGGAGCGGAGGTTACGGCTTCCGAGGTCACGAGCGGCGTAGCTGCTGGCGACCTGCGCGGCATCACCCTCACGGTAGTAGCCCAAGAACAAACGGCGGCACCATTCCTCGACTGGGATTCAGCGACGGACGGAGCTACCGGTAACGTTACCCCAGCCTAACCGACGGCCTTTTCCGATATAGTTACAAGGAGGGGGAGGGCAGTTGCTCTCCCCTTTATTTTGAAGCATGATTCATCTCTCCCCCAATACCGCCTCCAACTTGGTCAACGTTACTCCTTTCGAGTCACGTAAGTTTCTGCCCAGCTTCACGCACTATCTCTTGGAGCTCACCAACCAAGCGACGCAGGAAAAGCACTACGCTGTGCCTGTGTTGAGCTACGATAACGAGAGATATACGCAGTTCGAACTCGACACCAACGCCGACACGACCAACGGCGTTTTGATTACCGAAAGCGGCCTCTTTACCTACAAAATTTGGGGGCAGAATTCAGCCACCAACCTCGACCCAACGGACGCAAGTGTAGTCGGGGTATGCGAAATTGGGCCATGCAAAGTAAGCGACGAGCCCGCGTGGACTATTCCTAACGTCTCTATCCCTGACAACGTTATATATTACGAGTGATGGATTTACTAAAACTCAACGAATACCAAGAACGCTCCTACGAGGAGAGACCCTCCAATGAGGGCTACGTTCAGTACGGGGACGACAACCTCTTCCCTCAATACCTCATCGACCTCTACAAGAGCAGCGCCACGCACAACGCCCTCTGCACTTCCATCGCCTATATGATCTACGGCGACGGGGTGCAGGCCGACACGTTAGAAGCTCGCCTCAAGATTGAAGAGTGGGGCTTGCAAGATGAAGTCCGGAAGGCGTGCCTCGACTTGAAGATTCAAGGAGGCTTCGCGCTGGAGGTCGTGTACAGCATCGACCGCACGACGGTTGCCAAGGTGCGCCACTGCCCCTTTGAGAATATCCGCTCGGCCGAGGTAGACAACGACGAAAACGTCAATTTTTACTACTACTCAAAGGACTGGTCGAACAAACAAATCGAGCCGGAGCTCGTGCGTGCCTTCGACCCGGAGGATTCATTAGAGTACCCCGTGCAAATCTTGTACGTCAAGCCGTTCTCTCCCGGATCGTACTACTACCCCAAGCCCGACTACATCGGCTCGATTGACTACATCGAGTTGGACAAGGAAATCGGAAAGTACCACATCAACAATATCAAGAACGGCCTCGCTCCTTCGTTCTCCATCCACTTCAAGAACGGAGTCCCAGCGCAGGAGGAGCGGCACAAGATTAGAAATGACATCGAGCGCCAACTGGCCGGGGCTACCAACGCGGGTAAGTTCATCGTGACCTACTCGGACTCTCCCGAACGTAAGCCCGACTTCGAGCCGTTCCCGCTATCCGACGCGGATAAGCAATACCAATTCCTCTCTACGGAGGTGTCAGACAAAATCATGGTGGGACACCGCGTGGTGTCTTCGGCTATGTTTGGCGTCAAGACGGCCGGACAGCTCGGAAACACGCAAGAGTTGGAGATTGCCTCGGAGCTCTTCGATAAGCAAGTGGTGAAGCCTTACCAGCGCATCGTAAAAGACGCCCTTGAGAGCATTTTCGGGGCCGCAGGTACCCCAACTGTTGTCTCAGTTGAAGAAGTGCCCGCTATGACCCCTCAAACGCCCTCTGAAGAGGTGCAAATGAGCGACGACGTAGAACTTAACCTCGCGTGTGACTTTTTGATTGAGATGGGCGAGGAAGTAGACGACGAGTGGGAACTCATCGACGCCCGACGGGTGGACGTAGAAACCGAGGCCACACAGGACGCCTTGTGGAACTTCGCTCGCGTCCCCTCGGGTAAGCCTCAAGCCTCTTCCGATCAAGACAACGAGCTCGTCAAGGTGCGCTACGCCTATATGCCCAAGATCACAGGAAAGAACGGCAACGAAAGCCGCGACTTCTGCAAGCGTATGGTAAATGCAGGCGACCGCGTATGGAGGAAGGAAGACATCGACGCGGCTTCGTCTCGTGCGGTGAACCCCGGATGGGGGCCAAACGGCTCCGACACCTACGACCTCTTCCTCTACCACGGGGGTGGGTCGTGTCAGCACTTCTGGGAGCGTCGCACCTACCTCCGCAAGAACAACAAGAAGATAAGTGTGAACCGCGCTCGCAAGATTTTGCGTGAAGCAGGGCTCGAACCGCTGCCTACAAACGACCCGCGCGTAGCCAAGCCCACCCGCGAACAAGTAAACCGTGGGTTCCTTCAACCTAAGAACTGGACAACACCCGTATAATGGCACTACAAGCAGAAGTTCTCTTTGTCAACCCTGACTACATGAAGCGTATCACCCAGCTCAACGGCGGGGTGGAAGACGCGGTCATGGTTCCGGCCATCATCTTGGCACAAGACAAACACCTCCAGCAATACCTCGGTACCGAGCTGCTGGAGAAGTTGAAGTCCGACGTCTCAGGCGGTACTATCTCGGGCAACTACGAAGCCCTCTTGGACGGATACGTGCGGAAGGTCGTGGTGTGGTGGAGTATGGTGGAGCTGCTTCCGAATTTGTACGTGAAGCTCGATAACGGAGGACTCGTTATTAGGACAGCAGAGAACACCGCCGCTATCTCCGAGGCCGACCTACACCGCGAAATTGAGAACGCACGGCAAAACGCCCAGTTCTACACGACGCGCCTCGTAGAATACCTCTGTCACAACCTCTCATTCTTCCCGGAGTACACGTCCAACACGGGCGCGGATATGTTCCCGGAAAAGACGGCCTACTACCAGAACGGCATGACCATCTCTCGTGGTGATGGGCAGCTTGATCCTGACCTCGCACGCAAGCTTCTCCAATGACCCGTCAAGAAAATATCCAACTTCTCAAACTTTGGCTCGATGCGAATACTCCTTCTTCTCGGCTTTCTGCCGCTCTTCGTTCAAGCTCAAACGTGTCTGGAGTATCCCGTCCACGTCATGGGAAACCCGGCAAGGGCTGACCTTGCCAACGAAGAGCACAAAACTATTCCGGTGGTCTTCCATGTCGTGCACACGGGCGCGGCTATGGATAACAACATCAGCGACGAACAAGTCTTGTCGCAGCTGGACGTACTAAATGAGAGCTTCGCGTCGCCTGTCGATACGAAGCTCGACTTCTGTTTGGCCGCCCGCGACCCAGAAGGCAACCCTACGACGGGCATCACCCGCACTAACGGAGCCGACCTCTGGAAGAACTACGGAACGCAAGGCATAAGCAACGGACAACCCGGAAGCCAAGGGGTAGAGCAAGAAGAACTGAAGGCCGCGACGGGGTGTTGGAATCCTTCCGAGTACGTGAACATTTACGTCGTTAACGAAATAAATAACAACGACGGAGGCAACGGGATACAAGGCTTTGCGTACCTCGGGCCGACGGGAGACTGCCGTGACGGAATCGTGGCTCTGTACAACACGGTTGGCACGGTAGGGGTGCAGAAGCCCGGAAGGGAGTTGGGATATACGGTCGTTCACGAGATGGGTCACCACCTTTCCCTCTGGCATACGTTCTCTAACTCTACCGGATGCACAGAGAGCAACTGCGAAAACCAAGGCGACGAGGTATGCGACACCCCGCCCACGTGGGAGAACAGCCAATGCACGGCCCCGAGTTGTCCTGACGCTATGGTAGAAAACTTCATGGACTATACACCCGAGACGTGCAAGGACTCTTTCACCGAGGGACAAGCGGAGAAGATGCACCAACTCCTGAACGCCGCACGTTGGGAGCTGTGGAACTCAAACTCGTGCCTGACCCCAGTAGACTTTGACGCTATGGTGCAGGATGCCACCTACCAAGAGCAGTGGTGTACCCCGACGCAGGATATTTGGGTGACGGTAAGCAACACGGGAAACGAGCCCTTAGCTTTTGTCGACGTGTTTTTGTTTTGCAACGGCGACGAGTACACCCAGCAGGTCTTCGACCTTGTAAATTCACAAGACGTACTCTTCGAGGGAGTCAATGTGTACGGGGCGCAGATGTTCGAGGTACAGGTCTTCAACGCCTTGGACGAATACGCTCAAAATAACTACCTCGCTTTTCCTCTTAACTACTCCGAAGGAGGTTTGTTGAGTATCACCGTAAGCACAGATACGTGGGCTAACGAGACGGACTGGGAGATAACACAAGACGGAGAGTTTGTAATTGGTGACGGCAACTACCCTTTAGGCCAAGCGACATACGTGTACGACCTTTGCATCTACGAGGGGTGCTACGAGGTAACAATTACAGACGCCAACGGGGACGGCTTCTGTTCTTTTGATTTTGGAAGCGATGGGGTGTGCGATTTGGGAGGCGAGGGCATGACGGGGACGGTAGGTTTGGACACCCTCTTTGCTACGGGATTTGGTGCGAGTTTTGAAGTATGGCAAGAAACCTTTTGCAACACCCTTCCCCAGTGCCCTATGGACTACGATGGCAACGGCACCATAGGAAACGGCGACGTTCTTATCATGCTTTCCTATTTCGGAGTTGAAGATAGCCCGGTAGATCCTAACGGCGACGGGATAGTCAACGTCCAAGACCTCTTGCATATGCTCTCCAGCGTGGGCGACTGTCCTTTAGAGTTGGACTTCTCGGTGGGCACGTATGTTGACGTCGTTTTAGAAGGCGATTTCAGCACCCGCAAACCGACTATCTACGACCTTATGGGGCGCAGGGTCGATACGCCCTTTGATATGCTGCCGACGGGCGTATATATCCTCAAATATCGCAGCGTAACGAAGAAAGTATTTGTCCAATGAAGAGGCTTCTGTGGTTCTTCATGCCTCTCTTATCCTACGCTCAATGCGACATGGAGATAATCGGGTTCAATCCCATCTCCACAGACATCACCATCGCTGTCAACGGAGCGGAGTGCGGCACCCCAGCCGACAGCATCGGCGAGTTTTTGCTTGCTCTCACCTTCAACCCAGACTTGATAGACAACCCGTTCCCGTGTTTCTACGATCACGGATGGGCGCTGCTCATCTTCCCTCTCAACTTCCCGGGTTTTGACATCGGTCAAGGCGAGGACGACATCTTGCAAACCGGCGACACGCTAACCTTTAACCTGCTCGACACCCCTCTATTCGGCAGCGGAACGGCCAGCTGTTGGGTAGACATCTTCCAGAGCGGGTCATATTATGAAGAATGCCTCATCATGACGGTGTGGCAGATTAATGACTCCGACGCCATACAAGGCGACGAGGGGTTAGGTGGCTTTGCGTACCCCGACGAGAATATCTACAACAGCTGGATCCAATGGAGCCTCAACGGAGCGTGCGACCCTCCGCCCCCGCCTATCGTGCTGGGATGTACGGATATGTTCGCATACAACTACAACACCATCGCCACCGAGGACGACGGCTCTTGTATTTATCAAGGCTGCTTGGACCCCGTTGCCATAAACTACTGCGAAGAATGCACCGTAGTTGGGCCATGCGAATACTACCCCGAGGAGGGCGAGGACTGCAACGACCCTCTCATCTTCGTACCCAATACTTTTACTCCTAACGCCGACCTCCAGAACGATTACTGGAAACCGATTACAAGGAATCAATGTTGGTGGAAGTGGGAGTGCAGGATATACAATCGGTGGGGTACTCTGGTTTGGATCAGTTTTAATCCTGCGGACAAATGGTTGGGGAACCGCCTCGGAGCTTTTGTACCCGACGGGGTGTACGTCTGGACTATTCGTGCAACTACTTACCATTCTACAAAGGCCGTGGAGATAAACGGCACAATTACAGTTTTCAGATGAACTACGACGTGTTGATAAATTTGGTGCCTTCGTTAATGGCCGCTGTTGGCGTTTGGGTATCCTTGAATTCCGAGGTTGCCAAACTCAAGGGGCGGGTGTACCGCCTTGAGAGTGACCAGAGCGAGCTGAAGGCCATGCTTAAGGAATGCGTCGAAGGCATCCATGAGCTGAAGGTTTTGCTCGCAAAAAAAGGGATGTGATGTACAAATGGTTTAAGCTCTCTGAATTCGACTCCCCCGACCGCCCCGGTACGGGCGAGCTTATGGAGCACGAAGTAGTACAAGCCCTCG